CCGATGCGATAGCCAGGCGGTCAAAGCTGTAGTCGAACGTCACCAGGCCAGAGCCGCCCACGTCACCCAGCACCGTGACGGCTCCATTGCTGGCCACGGTCACGAGTTTGGTGCCCATGACCCGATAGCAGACGCCCTGCCAGTTGACGCCGCCCCTGTCGATGCCTGGCCCGGTGCCGTTTTGCACAATCCCGTCAGCGGGTCTCAAAAACCCATTACTGACGCCTGACTGCTTCGGCACTGGAATCAGATTGACCGGGTAAGACGTGCGAAGGTCTGGCCCGTTGTCCGTGTAGATGCCGTTAAGGATGGGGATTTGCATAATGTGATTGTATGGATCAACCGCCCTATCGGGTATCTGGATGCGCCTGAAGTCTGAGCCGCTCCGCGTTGTATGCCTGCTGGCAGTGGTTCTTCTCAACCGGCCTGAACAGCCAATCGATGATCGGCCGCCAAAACCGACCCCAGAAGTGGCCGCGCAGCTCAAGGCGATAGGCCGCGCTGCTCAGGGTCTCGTCCGGGTAGCCATTGCCCAGCGTGATCAGGACGTAGGCAAGCTGATCCAGCGCGATCAGGACGTGGAGCAGGCGGCGCTTCATGCGGAGTCCATCGGCGGGTTGATCAGCTTCAGACCCAGGCGATCCAGCGCCACCAGCCCCTCCTGGTCCGACACATCGCACAGCGACATCAGCGCGGAGATTTGCTCCACGGTCGGCAGCGGATCGACTCCGAACTGCTCGGCCAAGTCCACGAAGCCCTGCGCGTCATACGGTTCAGTTACCCAGACCAGAGTCGGGAACCCCTGCTCATCCAGCGGACCTTCAACATAGTGGCTGAACGGCAGCACGGCAGCGAAACCAGCCGATATGAAGCCAGAACTCACCCAATGCGTCGGCGGGTCGTTGATGTCGCCAGTCGCGTTCAGCGGCGTGTTCCACATCGCCTCAGTGCTCGGGTCGAACGATGCTGCCAGCGCCTTGATAGTGGCCCGGATCGAGTCCGGGAGAATCATGCAGCGGTGTGTCCAGTCGGTCATAGCGTAATCTTTCCAGCGGTTGCGCAATAGGTCTTGGCAGAGGCAATCTGGCCTGCCGTCTGAACGTCATTCTTGACGTACACCGTCTCGTAGACGTAGCCCCTGAATGGGCTGGTGGTCAGGTTGTTATCCCGACCCATCGTGATCTGCGCGGTGCCTGCTGTTGCTGTAGCGAATGCTGCCTGCGCTACGGTGCCGTTGTTGATTTGCGCATTCAGATTGGTGCCGTCATGCCAGCAGGTAATGACAGCACGTTCAGCCAATCCGAGCGCAGCGGTGGTCGTGGCAGTCGTGTAGGCGCTGCCGTTGCCTGCGCTGAACTCCAGTTGGTTACTCGCGTTGATGCGGACGCGGTAGCCAGTGTTGGTCCCTGCATCACTGAAGATGGTCTGAACCGAACCGACTCGGCCCAGCCGGATGGAGGCGCAGAAGAAGAACGCCGTTGTAGCGCCTCCGCTGACCGCTGCGATATGGTAGTCATCCGTACCGTCGAAGGACTCGCCCTGCGGGAAGCCCGTCTGATCGTAATCAGCACTGCCTACAGCGCCGTTACCTACGCGCTGGTACAACGGGAGTCCAGCGCCGTCGTTGGCTACGCGGAAGTCTGCGCCCCAAACGTCTACAGTAATTGCACCCAAATTAAGGTTTGATGGAATGCGACCATCAAAGCCAAACGTGGGCACAATATTCCCAGCAGGAGTACCTGTCAACGCCGACAAGTAGCTGTATTGCACCCAACTATCGGTTACATCCAAAACAGAACTGGTGTATCCTCCAGACGTAGGGCCAGTTGTTGACGACTCAACGAGCAACGGGAGTTTTGTACCGCCGGATACGCGCTTGATGTAGAGCGACGGTTTGTAATTGACGGACGCTTGCTGTGCGAGGTTGCTTATTTGGTAGGCTATCGAAAAGCTATTTGCGGCAGTGACTGCTGGAAACGAAAATCGGTAAATCGTTCCAGTCGTGCCATTAGGTAGCGTTCCTGTGTAAGAGGTGCGCGTAGGTGGCACGACGGAACCCAATACTGACCCAGCTAAAACCCACGCCGCATTACTAAAATCCTCCGTGTACTGCAACAGGTTATACCGCGCACTCAACCTCGGGCTATTCGTCGTCTGCACCGACGTTGCACCGGGCGTATAGGCGTGGTTGCCGGGGAGTTCGCGGACGGAGATGTTGTCGATAGTACCAACAAAGCCTGATCCAAGAGTCCTATACTGAATTACAGTCTCTGATGCAGGAATCATGTAAATCGCAGAAAATGTACCTGCTGACGATATAGTAAGGGCGCGGTTTGCAGTAACGCTCTGAGCGCCAACACCTATTGTTAGCGATCCGCTTGTGAATGCAGAAACAGATACAACAAATTTCAGAACTTTGACATCCGCAGGTAGCGTTTCCCCTGTATCTGTCGCAAAAGCTGCCAGATTCAATGTTCCAGTGGCTAAACCGCCAGATCGCTCAACCCCAAGCACCAAACCCTTGCTCTTATCCAGCATCAACCCCACCGGCTTCTCGACTGCCGTCACCGGGACGGTGCCTGCTGCGTCTTCGTAGAGCGTAGTCAGATCGCTGGGGTCGTACCATGCGCCGACTTCGTTGTCGGCGAATAGCTGCAACGGAGTCCACACCGCTGACAGCCCCTTGAAAAACCTAGCGCGATCGCGGCTGCGAGTCAGCGGCAACATGGTTACATCCCCCGCCCAGGAATGATGTGAATGGAGCCGGTGCCGGATGCGGTGATGTAGGCCACGGTGTTGTCATCGCGCGCCTTGCTCAGAGACACTTGCGACCCAGGCACTACCGGATAGTCGGCAGTGGTGGCCGTTTGCGCTCCGGCACCGACTCGCACATAAGCCGTCACGGTATCGCTTAGGTTGGTCACGACGATGGCGGCGCTGCCCTTGCCAATCGTTGAGCTGGCCGAACTGGTTCCAGGCGCAACGGTCACGCCTTGGCCGTAAGCCGGGTTGAAAGTTTCGATGTCAGATGCCATGATGCTGTGTCCTTTGCTTAGGCGATGCGATACCAGGAATTCGTAGACTGCACGAAACGCACGCGGAAGAAGTCCTCGGCGCTGAGCGTGGTGGGCGCGCCGTAGATGGCGGATGCGCCATTGGCCGCCAGCGTGAAGCCGGTGATTTGCTGTGTGGTCGTGACCAGCACTTCGGAGCCATCCGGCGTGATGGTGTTCAGCGGAAGGGTGATCGTGCCAGTCGCCAGCGTGCTTGCCGGCTGGATCAGCATCCACTGCTGCTCTGCCACTGGTGTGGGCACCGCCAGATTGAAGCCGGTACCTGGCGTGTAGACGCTTGTCGCAACTGTCGGGCTGGCAAACACCTGCTGGAAGTAGGCAAGCAACGCATTCAGCGACAGCCTGCGAGCGTCGCCGTTCGATGTGTTGTAGACGGCAATCTGATCAGCGCCAGATGCCTGATCAAGCTGCGAGAGTTGATTGATGGTTGGCATGTGCGCCTCTCAGTTGTATTCTATTTCGCCGTCTTGACCGGCCAGCAGCGATTCCTCTGGCTTGTGCAAGAACGGGTCATTGTTGCCACGCCACGGCTTGCTTCCAGCCCCCGCCGGCATGGTGCCTGGAAGTTGCTGCTCTGGCGGCATGGTTGCGCGGCTCAGGAGCGTCTGGTAGGCGTTGCGCGCCACGGTCTGCGTTTGCACCATGACTTGCTTTCCGTAGCTCGGAGCCAGTCGAATCGCCAGATTGGTGATGATGGCTTCGTTGGCGCTGTCCGGTACTGCGGATTCGGCGTCCAGATCGCTGTTCTCGGGGCTTCCTGGCAGCGGATAGCCCAAGCGAACGCCTTTTCCGTTCCAGTCCGCCATCATTGCGTCAAGTCGGCGGAGTGCGGACTCGATCTGTTGCGGTTGCAGGTCAAAGACATAGGCGGCAAGGCCGATTTCCTCGAATGCTGCGCTTACAAACTGGCGCTTGCTGTAGCCCATTGCTTATCCTTTCAACGCCTCATTGATGCGCTCTAGCAGTCGCTTGTCGCCGGTGCGTCCGTCGAATTTTATCCCAAGCTCTGCCGCTTTGGTTTCCATTTCTGCACGGGTCGGCGCTGAATTGTCTTGCTCGACATTGACAGATGGCATTGGCGACGAAACATTAGCGCGACGGCTTGGCTTGGCGTTGCCTGCGCTCTCAATGGCCGATTGCATGGTGTCATGCCAGCCGTCGCACAGTGCGGCGTGATGCTCGGCGGCATCGTTGACGGTCTTGCAGCCCCATGTCGGAGCTTTGGTCGCGGTTTGATACGGCCCAGGACTGCAATAGACGTGGCAAGGGTAGATCACTTCTTGGCCTTTTTCGGTGCTTTGGACGGCTTGCCTGCTGCCTTGGCTGCGGCGCGCGCGGTAGACAACGCCACGGCCACGGCTTGCTTTTGCGGCATGCCTTTCTTCACCTCTTTCGAGATGTTTTTGCTGATGGATTTTTGGCTGTAGCCTTTAGTCAGTGGCACGGTGTCCTCCAATGAGAAAAAAGGGGCCGAAGCCCCTTTTGTCAGTCAGGCATTATTGCCCGAACAGCAGCACACCTGCCATCTGGGGGTTCTTGCACGTCACGCCGAACAGGGTATCCAGACGATACTTGGTCGTCATGGTGTCGATGTCGTATTCCTTCTGCATGACCAGCTCAACGCCCTGATCGGTCGATGCGCGCAGGATAGCGGGACCTCCATCAGTCGGAACCGAGTAGCGACCGGGCAGCAGCTCGATAGCGTCACGCTGCCAGAACGGGTTGACGTTGGCGGCGTTCTTGTTGAGCCAAGTGATCGACGCGGTGGCCGAGGTAGACGCCACGTTGATGTTCTTGTATTGCAGCTCGGCGTCGGTCGGGCTGGAGTTCGCACCAATCATCGGGGGGCTGATAGTCATGGTGGTGCCAGAGTCAACCGAGATCACGCGGAAGGTCTTGAGCTGGCCGGTAGACGCCTTGGTGATGTGATGGACGGCCTCGATGCCAGCGACGGTGAAGGCATCACCAGCGACCACGCCCACGGTGGTGGAAACGGTCACTTGCTGGAATCGGTTGTCCACGTTTAGCACGCCAGCGGTAGAGCTGGTGGTGGCGCGCGGGACAAAGCGAACCTGAGCGCCGTTGGTGGCAATGGTCACGGTGGTGGCCTGGGCTGCCAGTCGGGTTGCGTAGTCCAGCTTGTAGGTGTCGAAGCCGGCGACCATGCCAACGTAGCTGCGCTCGTATGCCTTGTCGGACTTGGAGTTGCCGAAGCTGCGGGTGGAGGTGGCCAGGTTGCCGGCCAGGCCGTTGTAGTCGCGGCTCGACAGCGCCAGGTAGCGGTCGTAGTTCGGCACGCCCTGCTCGTTCATGATGGTGTCGCACAGGGCCACATCGTCATAATCGCCAGCAGCGCCAGAGACAGCGACAACCAGAGTGCCTTGCAGCGCGGCCACGTTGTTGACGGCAACGTTGATGTCGCTGGCCAGCTTCTGCTTGGCAGCGTCACCCAGACGTCCCTCTTGCAGCGAGTCGCGCAGTTCCTTGGCGTTGAGCTTCCAGGCCGAAGTCTTGGAGAAGCCCAGCGAAGCCGGGACGCTCAGTTGGGTCATGTCGTCGTAGTTCGAGGCGATCGAACTGCCGACGGTGCTGTCGAAGGACTGAGCGATGTAGGGCATCGGACGCCAGATGGTGTCGCGTGCGCGCTCCATGGTTTGCGCGTCGGTGTTGTAGACCGAGACAGCGCGGCTCAGGACGAGTGCGTCATTGAAGCCTTCAAGAATGCTCTCGAATGCAACAACTTCTTCTTTGGAAAAACCGTTTGCCATTTTGATTTACCTTTCAATGGGTCAGATTACGCGCGCTTTTGACGCTTGTACGCCATGACCTTGGTCATGTCGCCAGTTTTGAGCGCCTCGGCGCGCAGTCGATCAAGGGTCGAATCCACCGCACCAGAGACGCGAGCGGTTCCGCTGATGGTCTTTTCTGGTGGCGGTGCTGCCTTGCGTTGAGTCACTTTCAATTCTTTCTCCAGCTTCGCAACTGCAAAGGCAAACTTTACAGGGTCTTTGATTGACGCGATCTCTTGCGCCTTCTTGGGATTCTTGCCGAGTGCGTAAATCACCAGAGCGGGGTTATCCGCGCCCTGCACCACGATGCCTTGTTGCGTGACATTGAAGACTTCCTGGGCCAGTGCCTCGGCGTCCTCAAAGTCTCGCACCTTCAGATCAGCTTTCGCCTTTCCGTAGGCGTCCAGTTTGGCCTGCCATGCGTCACGCTGTGCCTGTTCGGCTTGTTTGACTTGCTCGGCTTGTGCCTCAACCTGGCGCTTGCGCTCATACCATTGCTCTAGCGAGGCTTCATAGCGGTCAGAGTCGTAGTCGTGATCTTCCAAGCGTGGCTTGCGTCCCAGCTCGACTGGCTTATTCTCAGTCTGTGCTGTGGCTTGCAGCTTTTGCTCTAGCTCACGAATGCGCTTCTCTTTCTCGCGGTTAGCCTTTCGCAGCTCGCGCACCCATTCAGGCGCATGAGTCTTTTCTTCTGGAGGCGGCGAGTCCTCACCAATGGAGACGATTACTTCATCGTCATCGGCTTCAGTGGCTTCTGGATCGCTGGATTCGGACTCCGACTCGATTTGCTCGGCTTCGTCTTGCTCCAGATCCTCAACCACTTCAACCTCAGTCGATTCGATCTGCTCTCCGTTTTCTGCCTGTTGCGTCATGTATTACCCCATCTGCTCGCCCATTGAAACGGTGGGCGGTGGCCGTTGATATTCATATCATATTCGATTGTGGCATTTGTTGCGACTGATTCGCTACATTGCCGCTGATTTCACGCGCCACATTCAGTGCGTGATCGGTTGCTTCCATATCGACCTTGGCCAGTGTCTCGACCGTCCTGGCTCGGCTCAATTCGGCATCGGCCACGGTCTTGACGGTATCGGCGCGAGCCTTGGCGGCCTTGGCCACGGCCTCTTCGGCTGCGGCTTGCAGGAAGATGGCATTCGGGTCTTGCGGCTGGTTTTGAGCTTGCGCGGCCATCATGGCGGCTTCTTCCTCGGTCGGCTGGATCACACCCATGCCCACTAGGCGCTTGCGGAAGAACTGACGCACGTCATCGATGCCTTCACCTTCCATGTTCATCATGGCCATGGCCTGAATGACCTGCTGCGTCTCTGGGTCGCTGGTGATCGCCAGCATGCCAGTCAGGGCGCGCACGGTGGCGGCACGCTTGCTGCTGCTGCTCGGTCCGACATCCACCGATACATCAAACTTGGCTTCACTCAGGTCGTTTTCCATCACGACAGCACCAGTCTCAGGGTCGATCGTAGGCTTGAGCAGCTCGACGTTGCCGACTTCGCCAGTCTGCGCGACGGTCTTCATCTTGCGGCCGTCTTCGCCGTAGACTTCGCGCGCCATCGATAGCCAGATCTCACCGCAGCGGCGCATGCCCTTGGCGAAGTTGGACATATAGATGAAGGTCTGCATATCCAGTCGCTGCTGGATCATCTCAACGGCTTTTCCGCTGATGTTGCTCACCATCTTGTCGGCCTGCTGCGCGCTGCCCAGGATGTCTTGCATGTCCTGCTCAGTGATCTGAAGCAGGGCGGCCATTGCCGGCGGGATGTTCGGGCTGCGCGTGTAGGCTACCGGGCCTGCCACTTGCTGATTGCCGCTGGCATCTGTGATCGGGTTGATCAGCAGATACGGGTAGTCCTTCAGGTTATCCTCGGCCCACATCATCTGATGTCCTGCGACCTGCTCAGGCGTCAGGATCGGCTTCTCGACGCTGGACAGCGCGCTGATCTCGCCCAGCTTGGAGAGTTGCATGTTCTTCAAGCGCTGCGCATCCTTGGCCAGGCGCACATGCCCCATGCACCGCTCGACGTTATCCACGAACCAGCGCTTGCCGTACACCGGCACGATGGGAATGCACTTGCCGGCGATGTAGCCGCAGTCGTCCAGCACCTTGCCGCCACTCAGAATGTACTTGCGCACCTTGCGCGTCTTGTAGCGCTTCTGGCGCACCTCAACAGTGCCGACTGCTGCAAGGCTGTCTTCCAGCGCCTCGTCGGAGTCGAAATCCGCTGGCGTATAGCGTTCTTCCTCGCCGGCGATGTT